TATGTAAAATAGCTGTATCAAAAATTAACATTTTATTAGACTCAGCTTTTATAGAAATAATTTTACCATCAATCTTTAAGTCAGTTCCACCATTGCAATCGTTTAAATACAGAATAGCAGTTTTGCACTTGAAATTATAATCACGGTGCCATCCTGATGTTTTAAATAATTCATTAATACTCATATTGGCTCTAACTTGTATAGGTGCTAGGGCTCCTAATTTTTGTAACATAGGAATAATATGAGGTCTATATAACTCTGAATTGGAGTCCATATTATTATAAAAAGCATAACTAAAATACATTGGATCACTATCATGAACCATATGATCTCTTTTTCTCCAGGGAAAATCTTTCTCCATGATTATATTTTTAATTTCTTCAAATGAATCTGGCTTTAAAAACTTTTTGATGATTTGATATTTCATCTTTTTATTTTTTTATAAATAAGTTGATTCTCCATAATTTGAGATGGATCTAAAAAAATATTTCCCGAAATACTAATTCTTGGTTTATTCGACAGATAAAATGGGTAAACACAATGATTTAATTGAGCTGGAAAAAATAACATCGTTCCTTCATAAGAAGGATCAAGATAATAATCATGTCTTTTTACTTTACCTAATGTATCTATAAATAAAAATTGAAAAGTATTGGGACAAGTAGAATTAGAATGTTTTGTAAAAGGTAACTTAGATTCTTCTTTATAACTGGAAGGAATCTTCATCCATACTACAAAAGAATAAACTCCACTATGATTATGAACAGGATTAAATTCATATTTGTGTTGAAAGTTAACCCAAAAGCGATCTAATTTAAATTTACAATCTTTCGTTAAAGCAGGCGTGGGAGTATAATTAAAGGTTTTTTGAAAACTGTCTATAGCAGGTAATAGAGTCTCGGTAAAAAAAAAATCATTTTTATCTTCTAAAATAAAGGAGTTAGTAATATTACCAGCCAAGGTATTATTTGTTTTTTTCTTTTTATGGCGTATGTACGTTTGTAATCTCTTAATTGTATTTTCAGATAATTTGTCTGCAAGAAACCCAACGTTTGGAAAAGTTTGATTAGACATCTTTTGCCATTTCTTTTAATACTGCACTTACATTAAAATGTATAAATCTAAATGGAGCTGTACCGTGATCGACAGAAAATTCGTGTTCCAAATATCCTGGAAAAAACATCAGTAATCCTGGTTCGGCTTTAAAACTAATTAATTCTGTTCCGGGCCGTATACCTTTTTGAGGTTTCATATGTAACTTCGTTGTTCTTGCACCGGTCCTCGGTTCGTGAAAAATTGGATGAGAAGTCTTGTCACTAGCTTTTAAAAAATAAAATCCATTAACGTGAGTGTTCCAATGAATATGTGCTGCGTGATGACCACCACCTTTCTTAGCAAATTCTTGAACCCAACATTGTTCAAAGAAAGCTGTATACCTACTCATATCAAATCCAGAATGATCTAAATACTCGAAGCATTTTTGTCCAACATAATTTTTAAAATCCATAAACTGAGTGTCTGGTAGTAAGGGTCTTGAATGCCAAGACGTGCCAAAGTCGCCGTGTTCTTTAAGCCACTTTTTAGATTCAGGCATTTTTTTTGCTTCTTTAATATATTTGTCAGTTGCTTTGTTTAAAGATTTTAAAAAATCTTTTTTTATTTCACTCCACACGGGAGTTACAAAATAATTATTGATGTACATTTTTTAATACTGAAAACAAACTTGGTCTGTTTTTAACAAGTTGTTTACATAACTCCTTTCTCTTATTTAAATTGTTAATACATTGTTCAAATTCTTTTTCAAGTTTTTTTTCTTCAAACCCTCCTTTAACTATTATTGTTTCTCTATCAGTTGGAGACCAATGCATCCCAGCTGCAATAGAATGAAGTCCACTATTATTATCAAATTGATGATTATAAGTTCGTATTTGTACTGCATCTTTAAAACCACGGTAACCAACGGGTTTTAAATTTATTAAATGTTCATCCCAAGATTTATTAAAACAGTGTTTCCAATACTCGGTCTCATTTCTATGAGACAACGCATAATGTAAACCTACAAATTCCGCAAAATCTTTAAACATATGTTTACATTGATAATTAAAAGTATCTTTGTCCCATTGAGATATTTTTTCTCTTTTTATATTTTTAAGTAAATTAATTAAAAATTCGTGAACGGTATATAATCCATTACTTTCTAAAGGTTCAATAAAACCTGCAGCTAAACCAATAGCGATAACATTTTTGACCCAAAGTCTTTTATGTATCCCCACTCTCATTTTTATTTTTTTAAACTCTAAATCTTTTTTACCTAAATGTTTTTTAAACTCTTTTAATGCTGTTTCATCATCTACAAATTTACTGGAGTAAACATAACCTGTTCCAATTCTAGACCATAAAGGTATGTTCCATACCCAACCGTTTTCTATAGCAGTGCAAGTAGTATAAGGAACCAATTCTGTATTTTTATTTTTATATTTAATTTTAGTAGCCCATGCAGAATCATTAGGAAGCATATCTTCATAAGATTCAAAAGGCTCTTTTAATGCTTTATCTAGTAATAAAGACTTAAACCCTGTGCAATCTATATATAAATCTGCTTTATATTTCTTGTTAAGGGAAACAATTCCTTCTTCATTTTGTTCTACTGAAACCACATCCTCTATGATGTGTTTTACTTTCTTACAGTATTTATCTCTCAACCATATTCCAAATTGGATAGCATCAAAATGATAAGCATTGCTACATTCGTCTTTTTTAAATTTATTTTGATTTACATAAGCCATTTGTAATGGATATGTGCAATCAGCATAATCAGAGTAAGGAGTTGTGGGGTATAACATTTTTTTAAACCACCAATCATTTGTTCCAGCTCTTGTTTGTTGTATAGGGGGTCTTCCAAAAGGATAGTGAAAGGATTCACCTTTTTTATAAAAATCTGTAAATTTTATACTTAGTTTATAACTTCCATCTACGTGTTTTAAAAAATCTTTATCATCAATTTTTAGTAGTCTCATCCAGTCGGTTATTTGATCGATCGTGCTTTCTCCCACACCAACCGTAGGTATATTTTTAGATTCAATTAAAGATATTTGATGTTGGGGTAATTGAGATTCCAAAGTGGCAGCTGTCATCCACCCTGCACTTCCTCCCCCTACTATTAGAATTTTATTCATCGGTAAAATAATTAAAGTTAATAATATATCGTATTGGCTCTTTTTGAGATGTCACGGCTCGGTGTAAAACATCACCATTAAAAACAAGCAGTGTATTAGGGTCGGCTTTTATAAAAATAATTTTATTATTAATTTTCAGTTCGGTTCCTCCGTCACACTTATTTAAATAAAGAATGGCAACTTTACATTTTAAACTACTGTCTCTATGCCATAGGGATTTATTAAATAATTTACTTATTAGTAAATTAGCCTGCACTCTTAAAGGAGCTGTAGCTTTTAATTTTTTTAATATAGGAAGTATAAAAGGTGTATAAAGCTCAGACATAATATTCAATCGCTCGTAAAAACAATAATTAAAAAATATCACGGTGTCTTTGTTATATCCTGTAAGAGAGTCTTTTCTTCTCCACGGAAATCCTTCATTAAGAATAGTTTGTTGGAGCTTATTAAAAAAATCTTTATCTAAAAAGTTTTTATAGGTTTGATATCTCATTTAAACGGATAACCTAAATGCCACACCACAAGTGAATATCTAGTTCCTCTTGTTACTGGTTTAACCCTATGCCACAAGTGCGAAGGAAAAACTATAATAGAACCCTTAGGTAAGATTTCTGGTGCTTGGCGAATATGTTTAGCTTCATCTCGCATATAAGGATCATAGTTTCTAAAATCAAATTCTAATTCTCCTCCCGTATATTGTGCTCCATCTGATAATTGACAAGTCATGGATAGCTTTCTAATTTTTCCATGGGAAGGAGTCTTGGGTGCATCATAGGTTTTTTCCCCACTATCACAATGCCAATCGTAGTATTGATTGAGTTTATATTTTGTAAACTGACAGGACTCTGAAAAATCCCAGTCAAAATTCCAACCGGCCATTCTATTTGCTTGATGAACAAAGGGATGTATTTCTTTATAAATCCAACTGTCGTTCAACCAAACCAAATCAGAATTTCTTTTATATTTTAACTTTCTAACTTCATCTTTATTTAAAGGTTGTTTTTTTAAATCTCTCTTTAGCCCTTGGCCCGCTGTAAGCGCCATCGTTTCTTTTTGAGCTAAAGCATATTTAATAACTTCATCACAAAAGCGAGGAGTCAATGCCCCACTAAAATACCAGAAATAATTAGATAAATTCATTAATATATAGGTAGAAGATTAGGGTTTATATCTACCTCTCCATATTTTGTATAAAGTTTTTTAATTGTTTTTTCATCTA